ATAGTCAAACCATCCGCTAAGGATTACATGGCTCTAGTCCTAACTCAGACTGGCAATGTCGCTTGAAGGTGATCTACTTGGTAAAAGTAGAGGGCACTCTCGACGAATTGCGAGAACTGTTTGTAGAAGGTGCTAAGAGAGAAGCACGCAAACAAGCAAAGAAGGCGGGTGCAGATGTTGTTAGGAGTGGTACTAAGACTGTTAAAAAGCGTGCTAAGTCTGCTTGGCAGAAGTATATGGCCAAGAAGTCGAACCAAATTAAGCATAAGCGTGGACCTAGAAAGGGACGGCTCGATCTCAAACGAATGGCAGCCGAGTTTAGAAAGCAACGAAAGTGAGGAATAAGTATGGCACGAATAGTTGACAAAGATACTAGACTAATCGACATTGACTTTGGTCCTGTTGGTACTACATGTGGAAGAGCTGCATTATCTCTAGATCCAACAAGTGCTGTAGGTTCATTAAATGGAATGCAACAAGTACTCTATTATTCCGTAGTTGGTGACGCTTTACCCGGATCGTTTATTCAGTATCAAGCAATTGATTTGTCATTTATGACTTTGAATAATGAAGTTATGCAACCTATTGATGTATCAGTACAAAGACCGGGTCCAGTTCCTACAGGCAGTAACAGTAATGGAAATACATTTGACCAGATAGAAGAATACATCTATGTTTTTACTAGACCGCTAAACAATGCTTTTATTGGAACTACTGGTACTTTCTTTACTTTAGATGAAATGAGAGAACTTGGTATGGATAGATCGCAAACTGTTTTTGATTTGGGAGGGGATACCGCTGGTCTTCCAACTCACGCACAAACTATCTATGCTGAGAAAAGAATGTATTCTTACAATAGTAACATTGGAGCGTCGATCGCCAATGGTGAACTAGATCCTACTGGTCCTGATTATTTCTCTATCTATGGAATGCCTGTACTAGATTCAGTTACAACTTGGGGTTCTATGTCTGCTATTACAGGGCCACAATTGCATTGTTACAGAGTTGTAATTAACAGGACACAAACAATGCTTGACGCTGCTGTGCTTGCTGCCGCATATCCGGGTGGTTCTGCACTAAGATTCCCTCCAGTTAACATTACATTCCTATGCAAAGATCCAAACTTTACAGAAGGTCAATATCTTACAAGATTGGCTAATGCAATGAATGACATCGCTGAAGACGGATTTACAGCAAACCCGTGAAGTATGTTTCTAACTGACGAGAAATTACGATCTAGAAGAGATGCGCCGATCGCCGCAACTCAATCTGTAAGATTAGGTGCGTCAACAAATTCACTTGATACACAATCATTTACTGCTGTTCAACCTTTACCTAGAGCAGAATTAAACCGAGGGACAATGCCTAATTTAGTCAATGGTTATTCTTCATTAGGTTTTGACCTCAATCCTTTTGACATAGCGTATAGATCGGAAACAAAAGAAGAGTATTACCAAGACTATGGGTATTTTTTGCTAAGAGTAGCTTATTCTGGTATGTCTGGTGGTTCTGCTGCAGCGTATGAAACTGGTAAAGCAATATTGCTGGGCTATTTACTAGATTGACAATTAAAGCAAATGATTGACAATAGTTCCCGATCGTCGAAGTAGTAACTACAACGATCCTCTGGATAACTCTTACCACATTTGTCACAAATTAAGAACAACATTATGCTTCCCCCTGGTTCTGCGCCAGGTTCTCCGCCAGGTTCTCAAAAGCAATACATTTGTGATCGTAAAATGTTGCTACTGGATGATGTTTATTGCAATACCTGCAATACTTTGTTTGTGTTTCAGATCGGTTTCTTTCTGACCTTAATTGGTCCCTTACCCATTGAGAGAAATTAGGTTTCTTTTTTGCTAACTCCCAAGTTGTAGCATCTAAACTGACATTGATTGGCCTCATATTCTCACCTCAATTCCAATATGTTCGCATCCTTTTATGCACAATATGCAGAGACTTTCAAATTTCTTTGTCCGACATGAATATGCTAATCCATATTCATCTCCCATAAGACTCATAGTTTGACACACATGACATTGAATATCTTCCTCTGCAATCATTCTGTTCGCCTCAAACTAACGTCGCCGATCATACCCAAGAGGTGACTAATAACTTGGTCTTTGTTTCTGAACACAATGGTTCTATTTTCGCCGTAATCTTCCCAAATTTCTAAGACATATCTTGCCATATTTACGGCGAGAAGGTGTTGGTATATAACTCGTTTTATGCGCACGCATAGCAAAAATAGATCGGTTTACTTTTTTGACTAGGGTGTTTATACACCCTCGGGAGTGTTAGGGTGGCTAGGGCGGGGCAGGAACAAGCCTCGGAACTCGCTTCGCTCGCAAAGATTAGGTCACGGTTTACTTTATACACCGACTTGGTTTAGCCGATCGCATGGCGAAAACTAACGAATTCGAGATTTACACTCTTGTTGCCGCAGCAAACGCAGCAGGAAACACGGCCCTAGACTTGACAGATTATGTTGACATTGCAGACAATGAAGCATTCATGGTAGATGAAATTGACATTGTTTTAGATCCAACAGCAGCATTGCCAGATACTGGCGAAGCAATCTTTCAATTAGCAGACTCAAACATTCAGAGTTTTGTATCTCATTCTGATAGAACTTCACTATACACTCAGCGCCAATTGTTCCAAGGAAATGGTGCAGGAGAGTATGGTTTCTGGCACATGGAGTCTTTCTCTAGCTTAACTCCGCTGATTGTAAACAAAACAATCTATCTACGATCAGAAGGAAACTTGCAAACTGGTGCATGGACAACAACTAACTTTACTCTAAGAATGAAAGGCAAGATAGTCAAACCATCCGCTAAGGATTACATGGCTCTAGTCCTAACTCAGACTGGCAATGTCGCTTGAAGGTGATCTACTTGGTAAAAGTAGAGGGCACTCTCGACGAATTGCGAGAACTGTTTG